TCAGTATGAAAATTAAAAAGTACAGTCCATTTCTAAATATTGATGTATTTCATTATAAAAGAATTTTGAAAAAAGTTATTTTTGGAGACTCATGAGTTTTTTTAGTTCTGATATCGTCCGTGCAGAGATGACTGAAATCTCTGAACTACAAGATGAAATCTATGGAAGTGTTTTTACTTTTCCTACGATGACGAAAGAAGAAAAAATTCGTCATGTCGATCTCCTGGATAAACTTCTCAATAAACAACAAATTCTTTATACTCGTCTAAGTCTATCTGATGATCCCGAAGCACAGAGCATGAAAGAAAAAATTTCAAGTTCTGCTACAATGATGGGTCTTTCTCCTAGTGTGGATATGAATGTCATTTTCAACAACATGTCCAAAATGCTTGAAGTGATGAAGGAGCAGATTGACAAAAACGATTCTGACGAGTAGAATAACGAAGTACACAAAAGCCAAATCCGATTAATCCGAGGTATACAAATGTCTTTTTCAGATCTTAAAAAGCAATCTTCTCTTGGTTCTCTGACTCAAAAACTGGTCAAAGAAGTTGAGAAGATGAGTACCACTTCTGGTGGTGCTGATGAGCGTCTCTGGAAACCAGAGATGGATAAAACTGGTAACGGGTTCGCAGTCATTCGTTTCCTTCCTGCTCCTGAGGGAGAAGAACTTCCCTGGGCAAAAATGTATTCCCATGCCTTTCAAGGTCCTGGTGGTTGGTACATTGAGAACTCTCTGACCACTATCGGACAGAAAGATCCTCTTGGCGAATATAACCGCGAACTGTGGAATACTGGTACTGAAGCAAATAAAGAAACTGTTCGTAAGCAGAAGCGTAAACTGTCCTACTATTCCAACATCTATGTTGTGAAGGATCCTGCTAATCCTGCAAACGAAGGTAAAGTCTTTCTGTTCAAGTATGGTAAGAAAATCTTTGATAAGGTCATGGAAGCCATGCAACCTGAATTTGAAGATGAAACCCCCATCAATCCCTTTGACTTCTGGCAAGGTGCAAACTTCAAACTGAAGATTGTGAAGAAAGATGGTTACTGGAACTATGATAAGTCTGAGTTTGATCGTGTTGCTCCTCTTCTTGACGATGATGATGCAATGGAAGCAATCTGGAAGAAAGAGTATTCTCTTGCTGCCGTAGTTGCTCCTGATCAATTCAAGTCTTATGAAGATCTTGAGCGTCGTCTCAAGAATGTTCTGGGACAGAAGAGTGCTGCTCGTGCAGTTGCTGAGCAAGAAGATGAGTATGAGTCCTATGCTCAAACTCCTACTGCCGAAAGTCGTGTAGTAGAAGAACTGGAGCAATCCTATGCTCGATCCAAGTCTCCTTCACTTCCTGTAGTCAATAAAGAAGTTGATGAGGATGAAGATGATGCACTTTCATATTTTCAGCGCCTTGCTGAAGAGTGATTAGTTAGTTAAACGGATATTATCTCCTTTCTTAAGGTCCTCACTAACATACTGTGAGGACCCTTTTTTGTATGGCATAAAGTCGCCCATATCATCAAGAACTACATTCAAATATCTTTGTTTGAGAACGTATATATTTCTTTTATCGTTCTCTAATTTATCTTCATACTCATAATTGGTGACTGGTATTGCAATATTTCCAGTATCAACTTGTGTATCAATAAAGTAATCATAATAATTGATTGAATAACCATCAGAAACTTCTAACCCACCAGGAACCATAATGACTCCTTGACTATTTTTGATTTCTGATGTTTCGTAATGATGTATTCCATTATAAAGAGTGTTATAATCTTTATACTTATTCAGCACATATCTGTCAAATGCATCTTGTGTTAGAGGCCATTCTGTTTGAATATTGACTATATTATTACAAAGAAGAACTAACCAATCTAATGTTGAATCTTGATAAACTTCATAGGCAACATTATCTGGACGATCATTTCCTTTGATTTTATACTTTTCAAAAAATGCTAAATCTTGGAAAATATCTTGACGAAGTTTTCCTTTTTTGAAAATATTCTTTACTTGAATATAATCTCCAATATTAGCATTTGGCAGTCTGCTAACATAATCAAAATTTGGAACTTGGCGGAAGTAACTTGGCATTTTAGTAACCTATGTATGTGTCATTATTACCATCAATCTCAGTATAATCATCATTAAAGATTGGTTCAAGTTCTGTAAATTGCATTTGAATTTCATATGATACCATTGCCCCATCAGTAAATGTTGCATAATTACTTTCAGGTGTATAGTTTACAACAAAAGATGTCAATGCACATTCTTTTATTTTATTAATAAATTTATGTTCTTGATTTTTATGAAGATACTGAATTTGAAATGTATGTGGTGCTTTCAAAAATAGATTTGATTGTGTCCTGATTGGGGACATTCCTTGCTTAAAAAATCTAATAATACTACGAACACTTTCAGATTCTTTTTTGCTTCTTGGACTTAATTTAAATGTAAAACTAAATGGTCTCAATTGAGGTCCATTAAATAATAACTCCATGTTTGGATTTGTTACTGCTCCTTGGGTTCTTGAAAGAAGTCCAGTAACTCCTGTAGCTGCTTGTGCAAAATAAACTGATAGTCCTTTTTTTACATCTCCAAGATTATCCTTTAACTTTTGTGCCGCGTCACCTGCCGCCCCAGCAGCTGCTTCGCCACCATTGTTTATTCCTTGCAATGCTATTTTTGCTGCTTCAATCTCTAAAGCATTCATCGATTGAGAACCCCAATCTACTGCATTTGCATCACCTATTCCTGCAGGAATAGGGAGAGTAACAGTTCCTATTATATTTCTACCTTTGTTTCCTGCTTTAATTCTTGAAGAAAACCCAAAACTACCACTTCCTGAACTTGCAAAATCTTTTGGCGAATATTTTACCATATTAAATTTAATTACATCTTGAAATTCTGCTTGCAGATTTTCTGGGTACTTTAATGTAAGGGAGAAATTGTTTCTTGTCCCTCCTCGTTCATTTGCAAGATCTGATGTAAGAGCAGCTGCAGTTTCTGCATCTGCTGCTGAAGTAGTTGCATCGTTTTTAGTACTTGGTGCCACTACTTTTTGATCTTCCTTTGAAAGACCTCCTATAGGTTTTGTTGTTGCTGATACAATTTGTTGTTGAGTGTTGTTCTTTAGAGCACCTTCTTTTAGAGATGCTTTAGCATCAGCACCAAGAATTTCTTTTCCATTAGAATCTTTTAAATATGACCAAGATTTTCCACCATCTGTAGTAGTTGCTGCCTGAATATATTCCCCTGCATTGGAAGAATAATACAAAGTTGTTTTTCCTCCGGTTACTTTTCCGTTAGAATCTTTAACAACTTTGGTTGATGTTGCTGTGAAAATATTTGTTTGACTTGTTCCGACTTTAGTTTGTATTGGATTGCTATTAAATGCATCTAATGGTCCGACAAATGCCATCAGAATACCTCCCAACTAAAGAGGATGTTTAGAATATATTTTCCTGCTCTTCTAAACATTAGTACAAGGTTTTTATTTATTTAGACGGATTTTTGCATAAGGTATTGCAAGTAATTCATCAAGTTCATTTGGACGAACGACGTGTAATTTCCCTGCAACTTCTTCCCAGGTATAATTCCTTGATTGCCTCCAATGAAAGTTGATTGCCTTGAATCCCCACTTTTGAAGTTCGGTGCAAGCAATCAAAGGGTGTTGATCATAATCAATGTTGGGAGTTTTTGGATTATAGATGAATGTATAAAACTTTCCTGGTTCTGGATATAATACTTCTTCCTTAAAAACATCAATAATAATCATCATCAAATCTTCTGGATCTTTTGAATCTGATGCAGTAATTCTTTTTTTCAGTTCCTTTATTCTTGCAGTTGAGGATGTATCTTTATATTGACCGAAACCTTCTGCCATTATTTGATACCTAATTCGTCTTCGGTTATAATCTTGAATTCTAACATTCTATCTTTACACCACTCATCTGCTGCCTTCCACTTTGCCTGATTGACTGCATAAGTTTTTGCTTCGTAAAGAAATCCTTTTGTCACTCTTGATTTTTGCTTTGGTGGTTGAGTTTGTTTTTTTGGTTTTACCTCAATCACATATGTTTTAATCTGTCCTGTACTTTCTTTGACTTTGATTATAAAATCGGGAAAGTATCTATGAATCCGATTATCAACAGGAGACACATATGGAATAAAAAATTCTTCACTCCCCCAAGAAATTATATTTTCATTGAGATCACACCAAGAGCAGAAACGTCTTTCCCAACTACTTCTACAAATAATATTATTTGGATCGCCTTTATATTTGTTTGGATAAGATGGTCTGTATTTGCTCTTATAACTTTCTGCCATTATCTCTACTACATAATATAACGGATCAAAAAGTATTTATAAATGCCTACTAAAAGGACAGTAGCAGTCATTAAAGCAAATCTACTTCGCCCAGCACTGACTTCTCATTTTGAAGTTGAAATTGCAGCACCAAGCAATGGAGAGTTTGCAAAATTTCTTAAATATAATGGAGTAAATTATAAGCAGGAACAATTGAATTTATTATGTTCGGAAGCAACTCTTCCTGGATCAAGATTAGCAACTCTTGAAATTAATAATGATTTTACTGGCGTAACAGAAAGACATGCATATAGAAGAGTTTATGATGAAGGAATTGATTTCACTTTCTATGTTGATGCAGAAAATTATCTACCAATTAGATTTTTTGAAACCTGGATTAAATTTATTGTAGATGAAAGCAGAGGAAGACAGAATGATAAAAATTCGGGATCAGCAGATGCACATTATTTTTATAGAGCAAGATATGTAGAGGAATATGTTGCATCTGGACTAAAAGTTATAAAATTTGAAAGAGATTATACTGGACAGACTTTGGAGTATGAATTTGTAAAATCATTTCCAACTGCTGTAACTTCAATACCAGTTTCTTATGATTCATCATCTTTACTTAAGTGTACCGTAACCATGACTTACATTAGATATATTTTGAACCAGGGAAGCACTGAAGGTGATAAAGAGTCTCGACCTCCAAAAAATTTCAATTTGACCAATGAGCAATTGGCTGCACTTAATGCTCAAGCATTTAATCCAAATTTAAATCTGACTTCATTGGGCGATTTTACTACAACTGGGGGAGTTAATTTTAATTCTTCTGCTGCAACAGGAAATAGTATTAGTGTTAAAGATGCTTATAGTGGAAATTATACACTTAATTTGAAATAAAAAAAGAGGGTCATTAAGACCCTCAATTTGGAGTTGGAAATTCAATTTTTAAATTATCAATTGTATGATAGACAATACTGCCTCCAATAATAAAAAATGGACTGATAAGTAATAAAATAAAGAATGTTTTCATTGTTCCTTTTTGATGCCTTGAGAAAGACCAATAGCACTTACAACACCAGTCAATCCATAAATTCCTCCCCACAAACCCAACCAAAGAGAGTTATTGCGGTGAATTTGCGAAACTTCTGGCGCTACTTTGTGATATTTGTATGCAGCACCATATTCTTGAACATACCAAACAAAACATGCTCCAGTTGCTGCAGTAGTGACTGACAGTGCAGAAACAAGATAAAAGTTAAGAAGTGCCTTCATGGGTTTTTTTGAACTGAATATATTCTAATACTTTTTTCTCTTTTTCGGTAGAGTGATGGCCACTTTACCATCTGGCCACTCCCCATAAATAATCACACCTGAAATTTCTATAGGACATTATGCCTTTACCAAAGATTGCAACTCCATCATATGAACTTGAATTGCCATCAACAGGAGAAACAATTCAATATAGACCATTTTTAGTTAAAGAAGAAAAACTGCTTGTAATTGCTTTAGAAAGTGAAGATACAAAGCAAATTACAACTGCAATTAAGACAGTAATTAAAAATTGTATTCTTACAAAGAATGTTAAAGTAGAATCACTTCCAACATTTGATATTGAATATTTGTTTCTTAATATTCGCGGTAAGTCTGTTGGAGAAGAACTTGAGGTTAATATCATTTGCCCAGATGACGGGGAAACGCAAGTTCCAGTAAAAATTAACCTTGACGATATTCAAGTTCAAAAGAATGAAGATCATACAAATAAAATTAAAGTAGATTCTGCAATTATGATGGAAATGAAATATCCATCATTGGATCAATTTATTAAAAGCAATTTTGATTTTAATGATAAAAATGCTATGGACCAATCATTTGAATTGATTGGATCTTGCATTGACAAAATTTATACTGAAGATGAAGTTTGGTCTGCATCAGATGTAACTAAAAAAGAATTGTCTGACTTTTTAGAATCAATGAATTCATCACAATTCAAGGAAATTGAAAAGTTCTTTGAGACAATGCCAAGACTTTCACATACCATTAAAGTTAAAAATCCAGTCACTGAAATTGAAAGTGATGTAGTGTTAGAAGGGTTAGCATCTTTTTTCGCATAGCCCTGGTCCATATGGACCTTGAAAATTATTTTCGTCTTAATTTTTCGTTGATGCAATATCATAAATATTCATTAACAGAAATTGAAAATATGATTCCTTGGGAAAGGGATGTTTATGTTACATTATTGCAACAGCATCTTGAAGAAGAGCAATCAAAACAACAGCAACAAATGAGTAATGCCCACTTCTAATGTCAAAGAATCTATAGATGAAAGAATTCTAAGACTTCTTGGTCTTGAAGATATCTTTGACTTGGATTATGATACTTATCTAACTCTTCTGAAGGAGGCAATGGTAAAGGGTAGAATGCCCAAAACCACAATTCCAATAGAAGAGATTGATGCATTAACTAATGAATATAAGAGAGTAAAGGGAAAGAAAAATAAAGGTAGATTTGAAGTTAAAAAAGGTAAAAAAATAAATTCAACTTCCTTTAGTCTTGGAAAAACAAAAGGACTAATTGCTGACAGCAAATCAATAAGAGCACTTCCTGCGGCAATTGGAACTTCTCCAGTAGCAAAAAGTTTAGATGATAATATTTCTGCAATTACTGCTGCGGTTGTTTCCATTCACGAAACAATAAAGCAACAGCAAAATTTACTTGCAGGTTCTTTAGAAACTGATAGAAGACGAAGAGAAAAAGAAAAAGGAGACGCTGCCGAAAGTAAATTAGAAAAAAGATTTGAAGGACTAAAGAAGATTGCGGAAAAAATAATCGCACCTGTTAAATCTATTCTTGATAAAATAATAGATTTTCTTGTTAATGTTTTACTTGGTAGAGTAGTAATTAAACTACTTGATTGGTTAGCAGACCCCAAAAATGCAGATAAGGTTAAATCTATTATAAGATTTTTGGGCGATTGGGGCCCTGCACTTATTGGTGGATTTATTCTGTTTGGAACAAAATTTGGAAAAGGGATTAGAGTTTTAACGCGAATTGCATTATCGGGAATTGCAAAACTTGCAAAAGCAATCCCTTCTCTTATAAGATTTGCAAGAGGAAATCCAAGAACTGCACTTGCACTTGCTGCTGGAACATATGCAGGAACTCAACTTGCTGGCAGAGCATTTAGTGGTGGCGAAGGAGCAGAACAAAAAGTTGAGGGTCGTGTTGGTGGCGGGATCATAAGAATTCCAAAATTTGCTGGTGGAGGATTTAATAATTTTTTTAGTGGATTTGTAAGTGGAGAAAAGGGAGTAGATAAAGTCCCAGCAATGTTGAGTGATGGTGAATTTGTAATGTCTCGGGGTGCCGTTGCAATGTACGGTGTTGATACTTTGGAGGGGATGAATGCTGCTGGTGGAGGGACAAATAAACCAAAAATAATTAACGGCGTTCCCCATGCTGCTGGCGGCGGTCAGATTGGTTTGGTAAAAGACCCAGTAGGATCTATTCAAAAATTTATAAAATACAAATTTGGCGCGGATACTGGAAAACAAGCAACTTGGGGACCTTCTTCCTCTAATGCAAGAACTTCTCCAACAACATCTGGAAATTACTCCTCAGGATCTTTATTAACAGATCCGATGGGTGCCATGACCAGAATTGCAGGAATAAAAACTCCTAATACTTCATCACCAAAATCAAATTCTGGTTCTGGAAATAATTTTTCTAAAGTAATGGCTGCAATTCGAAATAAAATTAGTGGAGGTAAAAAATCAAAAGGTGCCACTAAAGAAAAGGGATTTTTTGGAAATCTTGGTAGTGCTACTTATAGGGATGCTGGGTCAATCTATGCAAAACAAATGATGGGTGGACTTGGTGGTCCAATAAGTGAACAAGATATTTCAAAAGAATCTCAAGCAGAACTTCAAAAAGCAATTGGAAGAGCAAAAAAAAGAACAGGTTCTGAGATTTCTAAAGCAGAAGCAAAAATAAAAGAACTTGAAGCTTCTGGAGCATCAAAAACTGCTAAAGGTAAAGAGGCTTTAGCAACTCAAAGAAGTTTCTTGAAAAAATTAAAAGCAGGAGGAATAAGAGTTCAATACACTGACTATAATGATGAAAAGGGCAAGTTATCAGAATCGGCAAAGAATGCTAAAAATATTCTTGGTCAGTTTTGGGCTACTGGAAGAAGCAAAAAGGAAGGTGGTGGATATAGAATAGAAGACAAGTATGATTTTGATATGCTCAAAAAGAAAGATAGTAAAACTGGCAAAATGCGAGACATGAATACCGGTGAACTTATCAAGGAAGGTGTTTTTGGAAAAGGGAAAACAATTCAACAAAGACTTCAAGCTGCACACTTATTAAATCCTTTTAAAGGTAAAGGTGATGTTGATATGGTTCTTGGCGGAAAAAGAACTACTTCGGAAGCGATGGGTTTACTTGGAAGTAAAAATCCAATTGGTGCTATGTTTGGGATGTCTGGAAACCCAAATAGTGCAAAGATAGCAAAATCAAAACCAGTTGCAAAACCAGTTAAACCTCCTGCAAAACCACAAGCAAAAGTTGTTTATGGTCCTCCAGTTCCATCACGTTTAAAAGGTAAACCCGGTGGTGCTCCTAAATCTAAAGTTCCAAACTTTACTGCAGGAGCTCCTGGTATGAGATCAAAACAACAAACACTTGGGTTAATGAGATAAGATGGCAATCAATACTCAAAAGTTTTTACCATCATCAAAAGGCGGAGCACTTGCAAAAGTTGCTAAGATTTCTAAAGGTTCTGTTGCGATTATTTCTGAAAAGTCACAAAAGAATATTGGTATTATAAGAGTAAAAGTTATTGAGATTGATAAACTATTAAAAGGAACAATAGCATCTCAAAAGAAAGAACTTGATATTAAAAGAAAGGAAGGTGAAAAGAAAAGATTTTCTGAATTAGAGTCAAAATTAGAAACAAAACCAAAGGCAGAAAAAGGAAAAATAGAAATGCCAAAAGTTCCAAGGATGGGATTTCTGGATTGGGTTAAAAATTTTATTGGCAATATTATTCTTGGATATTTTGCAGTAAGACTTGTAGATCAACTACCAAAATTAAAGGGAGTAATTTCCGTTATTGGAAAGGCATCTGATTTTGTTCTGGATATTGGAGGAAAACTTTTAGATGGATTAGTGACTTTTATTGATTGGGGATACAAGGCAGTTGATTTTAGTCGTGGTTTAATTGGCAAAACATTTGGGGATGATGCCTTAAAGAACTTTGATAAACTTACAAGTGATTTTGAGAAGTTTATGAACCTTGCCATCATTGTGGGACTGGCAAGTGCTGATTTTGGAATGGATCGTTTGGGTCGTAAATTAACAGGTAAGGGTGCTGAAAGGGCAGCAGAAAAGGGAGCAGGGACACTTGCAAGAAGAGGTGCAGGTAGAATAGCAACAAGAACTGGTGCTAAAGTTGCAGGAAAAACAGGAGCAAAATTAGCGGGTAAGATAGGATCTAAAGCATTGAAGGCAATTCCACTTTTAGGTGCTGGACTTGCAATTGTTGAAGGTATAATGAGGATTAAAGATGGTGATTATGTGGGAGGACTACTTTCCTTTGGTTCTGCAATTCCTGTTGCTGGGTGGGCATTCTTAGCACTTGATATTGCTCGTGAATTTATGGGCGGGCAAGAATTTGATAAGTCAGTTGGAAGAGGATTTGGTGGAAAATCTGGAATGACTGACAAGCAAGTTCAGCAAAGAACTCCACATATGTCTGGACCTTCGTTTATGGGTGTTGCTGGCGGTGGTACAGCAAAAGGACAAAAAAGAAGAACTTTAAATACAAAAAAAACAAAATATAAAAGAAAACTTGCACCAAGAAAACCTGGACAAATTCAAATACAACCAGGTGCTGATGTTGGTGGTGAAGATAAAATATTTGGATTATTTCCTAATCCACTTAAAGCGGCTCAAAATGCTATTGACATGATGAATCCATTCAAGGTGATTGAAAATACTGGAAAAGAACTTGGAAAGAGTGACTATTTTGGACCAATTCTTGCAATTACTTCCAAAATCCTTTTAGGACAAAAACCAACTCAAAAAGATTACGAGAATGTTGGTCTTGGAATTAATCTTTTAGTTTCAAAGGGATTGAATGAAGGCAAATTAAAAGGTGGACTTGCTGCTGCATTTGCCGAAGGTGGATTTGTTGATCCAAAAACTTTAGATGCAATAAGTCAAAGTGGTGATATTAGTGATTGGGTTGCAAAGTCTTTTAAAGAATCAACGGAAAATAACGCGCAAAAAACATTAAGAGAAATACAAGATAATTTGAGATTGAAAGGACCAGAATCAGAAAAACCATCCGGACCTGGCACTGGTCCTGGTTCTGAAGATACTGGTGCAGGGGGAATGGAACTTAATGGAAATCTTGCATCAAAATCAGTACAACTTTCAAAAAGATTGCAACAAATGTTTGGACTAAAAGATTTCCAAGCAGCAGCAATTGTTGGTACATGGTTAAGAGAAGGATTTGGATCTGGATTTCCTGATGTTAATCAGGGTCCAAGAGGAGGAACAAGAGGTGCGCCAGAATATAATGCACCACAATCCAAAGGATATGGATTTGCTCAATGGACAAATACTCAAGGAGGAGGTCCAAATGATAGATTAAATAGAGCATTGATATATCTTGGTATGAAAGATAATCCAAGACCATGGACAGTTGAGGATAATCTTAAAGTTTTTAAATGGGAAATCGAACAAAAAGGATATGGCTCTGCAATTAGTGAATTGAAAAAGACGACGAATCTTACAGATGCAGTGAGAACATTTGTTGGAATTTATGAAGCAGGTGGTATGAGAAACATTGCAAAATATGAAGGACAGGAAGGTGGTGGATTTATTGATAGGAGGTTAAGTAGTGCCAAAGGCGTTTTGAAGTATATGACATCTGGAAAAGATGATCAAGGAAAACCATTGGAAACAGCATCTTTTTCTGGCGAAGGTGCTGCTGGAACTTTAGGGGGAAGTGGAAAATTTATTCAAGGCAACTCCGGCGCTTCGCGTGGAGTTCACTTCCACATTGGTCCGGGAAGTCAAGTTAAAGGCACAATATTACAATCCAAGTATAATGCAGATGCTAGATCTACTGCAGCAAAAGTTGTTGATTATTTCATAGGCAAAGGAAGTCGTGTTTATGATGGTAGAAGAGGAGTATATTATAAATCTGGTAAAGAAGTTGGTGATGCTCAAAGAGCACATACTGCCTCTGGATCTCAAGGAGGTATTGATTTGCAAGTTGATTTTGAAAAACCAGTTCCGTTTCCATTACAGACTACGGGAATGGCATATAGGCCAAATGGATTTGGTGTTAGTGCGGATATTTTGGGTTCAAATTCATTTGTTGCTCACGGTCGTTATGATGAAAAAGGAAGAAAAGCGCCCCAAGAAGGTGGATTACAGGCATATGCAAAAGGCGGAGAGACCCTTGTTGGTCCCCACCTTGCAATGTTAGGAGAAAAGGGAAAAGAAATAGTTGTTGATGCTGATAGTTCTGGTCCAGCAAGAGATATGCTGCTTGCTATCAACCAAGCAAAAGATTACAAAGGAGTAATGAAAGCAATTCAGCAATATGCTCCTTATGATGCAATGTCGCCACAAACAATTGTTATGCCATCATCTGGGGGTGAAAGTGATTATGATTCGGAAATGTCTGGTGGAGGTGTTATGATGATGGGTGGAGATGAAGGAGATTCTTATGATCCATTTGATGCTCTGGAAATGGGTGGTTAAATAGAAATAAGAGGTAATATAAAATGGCAAAACAGATAATCTCAAAAAGTGCAGAACCGTCTTTTATTGAAAGACTGGATATTGTATCAAATAAAGATCAGAGTAAGACTGTAAGCATTACAGGAGGAACGATTCGTCTGATGTATTATGAAAGTATTTTGCAAGATACTATAAAAGCAACTGTAACATTTACTGATTCTGGAAATGCAATTGATAATAAAACCGTTATTGAAGGATTGCCTCTTGTTGGACAAGAAAAAGTTTATGTAAAGTTTAAAGACAATAATGATCAACAGATAGATTTAACTTTATATGTAAATAAAGTTACTCCTTTATCTGATGATACGACAAAATCTATGGTTCAATTAGATCTTGTATCTAAAGAGTTTATTATGAATGAAAAGGTAAGATTAAATACAAGATTTGATGGAAAAATATCTGATCATATTAAAAAAATTCTGACAGATAGTAATGGAATCAATACTCAAAAGAAACTTGATATTGAAGAAACCTCTAATAACTATAACTTCATTGGCAATAATAAAAAACCATATTATGCGATGAACTGGTTATCAAAAAAAGCAGTTCCGCAATTACCCGGAGCAGATGGAAGTACTGCTGGTTATTTTTTCTTTGAAACTTCAGAGGGATTTAAATTCAAATCAATTGACTCTTTGTTGAGTCAAGAAAAGAAAAAGTCAATTACCTTTAATCAATCACCAGATTCAAGAGGAGATAATATACCTGCAGGATATGATGTAAAAGCTTTAGAGTATTCAAAGGATAATCGTGTTGATGTTAAAGAAAAATTAAAAATGGGAGCATTCTCAACTCGTACAATTTTATTTGATCCATTTAATTGCTATTATGAAGTCATTACTCCAAATGCAAAGGAAAAAGAAAAAGATTTAAAGCTTGGTGGAAAAGAATTACCAGTATTAAATCCCGAATTTAATAAAGAAGGAAAAAATAAAGATTTTTCAAGAACAACATATATGCTAATCGATAAGGGATCATTGCCAACAGGTGATACTTCGGAACAAATAAAAAAATCAAAGGAACAAAATTTTGATCCAAAGAAGATCTTAAATCAATCAATTATGAGATATAACCAATTATTTTCTGCCAAAAGCACAGTCACAATACCCGGAGACTTTTCATTACACGCAGGAGATGTTGTTCTTATTGATGCAAAACAACTTTCGGATGCAGATGAAGAAATAAACAAGGAATATGGAGGTCTATATATTATAGCAGATTTATGTCACTATATTTCTACAAAAGAAACTTATACTAAACTTAATTTGGTAAGAGATTCGTTTGGTAGAATTGGCAATCACACATCTGGGAAAATACCATTATGAGTAATAGGACTCTTCAGCAACACATAGATGATGATAGGAATGAATTAGATAATTCAAATACAAATAGTCAGAGGCGCCGCCATCTGGAAGATGAATTATCCTCATTGGAAAGATATCAGGCAAATCATCCAGAAGATCATCATGATCCATCACCATTAGAACTGTATTGCGATACTAATCCAGAAGCACTTGAATGTAGAATTTATGATTAATAAGTGATGGAAGGAACTGCATTATTCAATTCAGGATTTTTAGGAGCATCATTTAATTGGTGGGTTGGGCAGATTGCTGATGACTCCACCTGGCGCGATAATATGCTGCCAGGAAAACATCAAACTAAAGATGAGGTTCCTGGTTGGGGTCGCAGATACAAAGTCAGAATTATTGGTCTTCACGATAAAGAAGAAGAAACAATTCCTTCGGATCAACTTCCTTGGGCTCAGGTGATGTACCCCATCACTGCTGGTGGTGGTCAGACAAATGCAAGTGAAACCCCAAGTTTGAGACAGGGAAATTTTGTATTTGGATTTTTTCTTGATGGTCAGGACCAGCAAGTTCCTGTAATTATGGGAATACTTGGAAATAATTCCCAGACTGCACTTGCAACAAAGATTGGAACAACAAAACAAAATTTTGCTGCAACAAGTGGATATGCAGAAGGAAAAGAACCTCCACAACAACAAGCAAAACCAAAAGTTCCCGATACTGGATTGGGCACAAAGAAACCAACAACTCCAGAACAATCTGCAGAATGTGCTCCTGCTCCTCCTGGTGTTAAGGTTAATGAATTTGGTCTCCGTTCAGATTTGCCATTAAGTAAGACACAATTCGCAGATCAACAGAGTGCATTACGAGAAGCAGAAGCAAGAGGACTGACTGGACCAAATAAAGCTGCTTTTGTTCAAAAAGCAGTTGCTAAAGGAATTAAAGATCGTTGCAAGTTTGCAAATTCTCCACAATCTGGATCAGCACCTGGAGCAACAATTGAACAACCAGATAATCCACATGTCATAACTGCAGGTGATGTAAAAAGACAAGAATATTACACTAAAAAAATTGTATTAATGAATCCGTGTGATATGACTGGATCTTCATTAAAAGCAATTAAGACAATTATTGAAAATCTTACAAAAGATATTAATAAGTATTTGGCAGCAGCACGAAGTTATATTGATGCAGTTACAAATGGAATAACATCTCTTAAAGAGATAATTGCAAATGCTGCTTGTCAGATTGCAAAATATATGAAGATTATTTTTGATAAAATTTTTGAATATGTTCTGAAAAAAATTAATAAAGCATTGGCACCAACAGTTGATTTATTATATCCAAATCAAAGACATAAGTATAGTGATCTTAAAGAAATTATCAATCAAATTCTTAATGCAGTGTACAGCAAAATTACTAATAATCTTTGTAGTCAAATACAAGGATTTTTGGATAAAGTTCTTAATAAAACCACTCCAAAAGAAGTTGATCCAGATGAAGAAGATCCTACTATTCCAACAAATGGTACTACCACAATCACTCCTATTTGTTCTGTAGAAGAATTGAGCGGAAGTATTATTGGACAAAATATGGATGAGATGAATAAATCCGTTGATAATGTTCTGAATAATATTAATAATTTTCTTTCAGATATTCAATCTGAATTGGCAGAAGTTTCTGGTGCTGTCAATAATATTGCATCTATAGTTGGTGGAATTAGTGGAAGCATTACATCAGCTCTTAACTTTGCAAATATCATTTTGAATGTATTTCCAAGTGATTTGAAACCAAATTGTGCAGTATCGGATCAATATTGCTTAGCTACTGG